GGGAAAGATTATTAGGACATTACTAGTACAACTAGTGTACTCAATACACCAGCTACTACGGTTGCCGCCGCAGTAATTATTATTCTGTTTGCCGCCGCATTTGATTTGATATTTTCTTCTCGCATTTCAGCAATAGATTGTTTTGTTTCGTCTCTAAATGCATACATGTTTTCAGCCATGGCGTCTAATCGTCGATCAATATTATTAACTTTTTCTTCCAATACCCGATACCTCTCAGCGCACAGATCAACATGTGCTTCTAAATTTGTGCGCTCTAAAGCGGTGGTTACTAATCCTACGGACATAATTTATTGCTTCTCTATATTCATCCAGTGTCTTAACTGTTGATGGATCTTGATATTGAATTAATTAATATTAATGCCTTTTGATATCGGAGGCTTGTGACTAACTCCGCATTTGCCTAAGTATTTGTTGCCGTACGTCTATTTAGTAAAATTCTTAGACTATTTAAAGTACAGGTTAATTTTATACTGGTCAGTAGTTTCAAAACATCCAGTATTAATATTTGCTGTTTCTGATAAATTAGATATAATAGCAATACCATCAGAATCATTATATAAATGATGTAATCTATTACCCTTATAACTAAAAACGTCACTATGTTCTATACTAAATTTTATTTTCCATACAGTATGTAGTCCTTTATACTGCTTTCCGAACTGATATTTAACTAGATCTTGTGTAGATTCAACTACAACTATTGGCGATAATGGCTGACTCCTAATCCCAATTGTCTGTATTAAGGTGTTTAAATTTTGTTGTTGATTATATGCTAAAATATTATTAAACGGTCTAGTAATTCCACTGTTGGTAATATCAACCAGCGTGTACGCAATAAAGGTATTCATTATTTGGCTATACGTCTACCAAATGCTCTACCAGCAGCAAACCCCCCAGCCGCCACAGCAACATTTGCTGCTACACTTTTAAGTGTGTCAACTCCTCTTGCTTTGGGGTCTTCTGCATTACCTGCACCTTTAATTTCTAAGCCCTGTGTTCTTGACATATCTCTTATATATGTGTATAGCTCACTGCGCAATGCTTTAGCTCTAAAAAACTGTAACATTCGAGTAACTACTAAACTTTTTTGCATACCGTTTAATCTGTCCCAGTCTTGTGCTAATCTTCTAACACTTCTATAGTTAGAACTTTGTATATCAAGTCCTCGTTCTAATGCAAGAAAAAATGCTGATGGGTTCAACACTGGTCTGCCAGTCATTATTTGTCTTAAAAATACTTTAATTTTTTGATCAGGCAAACTAATTTTATTATTTTGTATTTTATCTTTATCGCTAGTACCGCTACTATTATTTTGTAGGCTATTAAGAGCAATATATAGATCTGTACCAGTCTGTCTATATGCAGAAAAATTACCAAACATCATAGTACGTTTAGCATATCCTTGCATAGCTGGAGCAAAATCGTATTCTTTACTTAGAATATAAACAGCTAACATATTCATAAAAGCAAAATCTGCCATATCTCTGGCATTAGTACCAACTACGCTTTGCTTAGTACGATACATTCTACTTTCATTAAGGTTTGATATAAATCCAAATTTAGTTTCTTGATTATTGGACATAGTATGTCCACCTTGAATTTCAGACCATTGTTTTGCTGTATATTTTTCCATAATAATATTTATCCAACTTGAACTGGTGTCCATCTATCTCTAGGTACTAGCTTAATTTTATCCCTAGTAACTACATATCCTTCGCCGCCTGGCTTATTACCAGTCACTGCTTTAACATCAGTGCTAGTAGCATCTAATTGATCAATTATATTATTTTTTGCTGTCTGTATTTGTGCAACTAAATCTAATATAATATCAAGTCCTTGACTGTCATTAGACATTAACTTAGTTTGTTGGCCTGGACTTACTTTACTTTGTTTAAGCCAATCAAAAAATCCACTACGTATCTGGTCTAGTTTGCCCATCTTAGTCATTTGATTAACATAGGTATAAAGTATTTGATCTTTCCTACTCAATCCTTGTTCTGGTGCTAGCCAATTATCAATCTTAGTGCTATTGTTTCGTGTTGTGTTTACAATATTTTCAACTGCACTAGTATCTATAGCAGGAGTTTGGGTAACATATGTTTGTCCTAATACTGTTACTAACTCACTATTAAGTTTTTTTGGTGCTTTAATTGGTGTTCCAACCTTGTCACCAAATGCATCATGCCAAGTATGTACTACTACACAAACACTACTTTTAGACATTTTTTGTCCCAATGGGCTTTGACTGTCAACAGTATATGTTACATTATTAGGCTTAAATGTTATACTATCTTTATTTTTAACTGCTGGCTTTCCTGGATGGAACAATAGATCTCCATACACATATCCACGCATATCAGCAGGAGTACTATCTTCCATAATAGCAAAAAGAGAACTCATGCCTGCTGCAAATTCTTTACGCCAATCTTCACCTTTTCCAGTATTTAAAATATAATCTGATAAATCTTCTGGTGTGGTACTCATACGCTTACCCCAACCATTTTTGCCTACTAATACAAATGTACCATTTGGTTGACGTCCCCAAAATATAGTTGGACTGCCATCCCATTTAATACTAACATCACCAGTATCCTGTCCAAGACGTGTTAGTAACTGTGCTGCTTTAAATGCACCACTGGATCCTTCAAAAAATACAAGGTCTTCTAAATGATTATACTCTCTACCTTTAGAGGTAGATTCTTTAAGGATTGATTGCAGTCTCATTAGTTTTTTCTTTCCAGTTAGGATCATTTGCTCTAATGTTTGCTAACAGGTCTTGTCCTGCATCGCCTAATGCTGATACTATAGCTTCTACGCTCCCCATGTCAAGTGGTTTTGCGTTTGGACCCAATAATAATTGTGCAATTTTATTAATATCACTGGTAATAAATCCGTTGGGATCTTTTTTACCGTTTGGTAAACGTTTAAACAATCCAACATAGTTACTCCACAGCATACCTTTTTCTCTAGCAATAATACTCAGCAGCTGATGCTTGTTAGTACCTTTGAAAGGACTGCCTTTTGGAATATTGTGTGTATGAAATTGTGCCGCATTGGCTGCATTAGGTACAACCATAACATCTGCTTGATATAAGTTACCTTTTACGTTAAGTCCAACATGAACAATAACACCAGTTTGTACTGTTTGAAATCCAGCTAAATCAAATAATTGTTTTAGCTTTTTTCTAATAACTCCATCAGTTTGGTCTTCCATCTTAAAGTGCTTTTTAAGATCATTAACATCAACAATTATGTCTATATCACCACTGGTCTCTCCGGGTATAGGAGTTGCGCCACTTCCAATGGGTATGCCTGTGCTATTGGTTTTTGCTAGAACGCTGTTAATTATTTTTACCAAACTTGGCATAATTTCATGTGGTACTTCTAGTGAACCAGGTATTGCATTTTTTTCACTAAGACGTTTAATAGCATGTTTACCACTTTTAGCCAGTAAACTATTTCCATTAATTCTTACTTGGCGCTTGTTACGTATTTTACGTGACTTTTCGCCAACAATTATATCAGATACTTTCATAATACTTTACCAATACCTCGTTGAAACTTACGTGGGTCTTTTGCCCTAATACTGTTAATTAAACGTTTGTTAAGGTCGTTAGCTGTTTCTTCGTCGAACGATTCATTTATTAAATCAATAAGATGTATTGCTGTACCAATTACTTGTTGTGCATTACTCTCAACAATTTGCTTCTTGTCACGCTTGGGTGACATAGAATTAATTTCTTCCAGTAAAGATCTAGTTTTTCTTTTCATTGTAACACTATTTAGTTAAAGTTAAGTTAAATAAGTTTAGTTGAGGCATTGGTGATTAGCACTTATGGCAATTGCAGAAACTGGTATTAGAACATAGGATCCGTTAACGATAAGATTAATTCACCAACGCTTAAATTGGCCTACTACAGGTTAATAGTTCAGGACCACATATATAAAAGATAAGGTACACTGCACCTTTGCTTCAACACTAAACTGCGTATTCAAAGTTTTGGCAAGTATCACTTTTGCCAATTAACTTTGCACCATTACTAATATGAAAATGTTCCGCCATATCTGTTAATGGGCTTAATGTAACCAATTTTTTTACATGTTTTTCCTTTACTATACCCAATAAATTATTAACGATGGTTCTACCTGCACCTTTTTTACTACTCCATACGGTATATGCTACTGCAACCGTTCCAGTATCGTCACGATATTCTTCCAACTCTAACTCATTAGTTGGTATGCCCGTACAGTAGCATATACATATTACGGCTGTCAAGTCATCTAATACATATACTTGTTTACCTATGTCTATTTTATTAATATGAGGTCTTACTGGATCATTATTAAGTAAATCTAGTTCAGTGTTGCTGATCAATCTCATATTACTCGCTCTTTCTTAATAAACTTTTAAGTCTGTCAGTTGGATTTATTTGTGGATCAGCTGTCATATTATTTTCTGTTACGCTTTCCCCTGCTTCAATAGTTGATTTTGTTTTTAATTTTTGATATATGCTTGTAGTGTCACTATTTGGATCATCACGTTCACTTTCATCTAAATCCTGTATCCGTAAACTATCAATATTAAACGATAAATCTAGTTTACTACCAACTCCACTACTACTACGTGTTTTCATAAATTGTATTTGTACTCTACCACGCTCTCGCATTGGCCTGCTACTAAAGATACCAATTAAGTTATCTGCTGTATTGATCTTACTAATACCTCCAGCAATATGGCTATGATCAAATTCAATCTCATCAACAGCACCACGGTTTAACTGTGATGCAGTTACAAATAATATGCCCAGCTCAGTTGCTAAATTGCGCAATTCTTCACTAACAAATTTATCTTTAATAAATTGATCGCTTGGATTAACTTTAACTGTAACTGGCATCATAAGATCCAAATAGTCAACCAGTAGTGCATCAACATGCAAGTTGTGCTGTATCTGATATTCTCTCATGTATGCTTTGATGTCGTTAACAGTAGTACCATTCTTCATTTGTATTACTTGTAGTTTGCCTGCTTTCTTACTGGCCATCTTAACTTGTAACTCAACATCGCTACTATTCTTCATTACGTCTTTGGTGCTCATGCCTGTAAGCATAGCATCCAATCTCATAGCACACAGTTCTTCACTAAGTTCTAAACTGATGTACACAACGTTTTTACCTTGCAACGCCCAGTTTAGTGCTAAGTTCTGCATAAACAAACTCTTACCACTACCACTACCACCTGCAAAGATGTTTAATTCGCCTGGATTAAATCCACCATACAATACTCTATCAAATGTCTCCCAGCCACTACTATTCTGTCCTCTGTTGTCTTTGATGCTTTGAATGCGTCCTGCAGGATCATCCCAATAGTTTGTACCAAAGTTCTTAGCAAGTCCAATCTCTGTTGCCGCTTTGATGATGCCTTCTACTGTACCATACTCTTTGTTCTCTAACATATCAGCACTTTTTAGAATTGCTGCTTCCAACGCTTTGTGTCTACAGAACTGTTCAAAGTTATCCATAAACCAATTTTTATGTTCTGTGGTTAGTTTGTCTCGCACATCAGATATTTCAACACCAGCTACGCCTTTAACTTGCTCTAGCATGGGAACATCGTTGTATTCATCTGCATGTTTTTGTATAAAATCTACTGTGTCTCTGAATTGTCTGTCAAAGTAACTGCTTTCTAAGATAGCATTACACCGCACAAACAGATCCTTGTCAGCCAATAAGAACTCCAAGTATAACTGTTGTAGGTCTGCGCTGTAATCTTCACTCATTCATATCTCCTTGCAACTTCTTTGTGATGTATTCTTCCCGAGTATAGATCATCCGCCAAGCGGTGCCTTTAATTGGCACTGCGCCATTCATATCCATAGTTATAGCGTATTCGTAGTAAGATGTCAACCAAATAAACTTGTCGTTACCATTGCTACGCTTTGG